GCAATACATTTGGAAACACAGTTAATGGTTGTGGAACATTATAATCCCCAAGTGCTTGAGCATCTGCTAGTAATCTAAGTATTCTAGTCAATAGTCTTCTCAGCTCTTCACCCAATACCATTGGTTGACTTCTATTCTGTGCTTTCTTTCCTATATAAATATTTCGAGATTCAAATACTGAGTAACCTTTATTTGTCATCTCTATGTTCTCAGCTGCTCCAATTTTAATTCCACGATTTGATGATAGTGTGATATCTTCTTGAGTAGAATTAAATATTATTCTATCAGAGGATATGATTACCTGATCAAATTCTGATTGTTCTTCATCCACATCTAATGGTTTTATTTGACCATAATCATAATTAAATCCTAATACAAATCCTTTATATAAAATATCATCACTCTGTTCATTTGCTTCTAGTATTTTTATATCAGAAGATAATTGAAAAGCTGGCTCAATAGGAAAATTATTTGATATCGTTCCTATAGATGTCATAGCAAATACTGATCCTCCACCACTCAATGTCTCCATATCACCAGTATTGTTGTTTGATATTATTAACTGAGGAAATTGATTTCTAGCACCCACCCTAATCGCATTTCCATACCTACCCTCTAAGGTCAAATCAGAAAAAGTTGATTCAGCATATTCTATAGTAGTTGGATTTATACTATCAAGTTGACCAGGAAAATCCATTGTGTTATGCCTTATTTTAGATAATTTTGGTATTTTTATATTAGGTATGTTTTTATTATACCCATCTGATCTATCTTTTCTTAAATCTTCATTAAAAACTTTTTTACCTTTTTTTGGATCATAGGTATGATCAGATGAATTAGATGGTAAATTTTTTGTGTTGATTGGACCTAAATAAAAATTTTTACCACCTATGTTAACATATAAAATTACATCACCACGAGTAATTGAATCATTGACACCTCGAAGTAATGGTAATGCTACTTGTTTTGCTTTTTGACTTGTATTTCCCTTAACAGAAGTAAATTGAATTAATTGTGAATCGGTGGAAAAATCAGTAAATATTTTTATATCATTTTTTTGTGTAAACACCCGTTCAACATGACCTAATCTAAAACTATAGGTGCTGTCTGTTACAATTGTATCAGATGTCTGACCATATTTTAAAGCCATCAAGCGCTCCTATACTTATCTCGTATCTTATCTATAGAAGTCTCATCCTGTTTTTTCTGTATATCACTAGCAGCGTCTTCTAATGAATCCATCAGTTGTTGCTTTTCATCATCGGATAGTAATCCTATATCGGATTCATCCTTACCGGATTTCATCATGATACGTTGGAATACCGTGGCTAGTTTTAAAAGGTTATCATCATTCTTGACACCGACATCAAGAAGTTCTTTTAAAATAGGACCTACAACGGCTATATCTTCTATGCCTTGTATGTAACCATGCACCTCTTGAACCAGTAGTTCAATCTGTGTCTTCTTGAGCTTGGAATTCTCGTATATCTCTTGGGAAAGATCAGAGAAATTCTTATCACCAAATATTTTAAAGTCTTTTTCCATAATGGTATCCTATACTAATAAATATAGGATAATTGGAAATGTTATATAGAGCCGGTTATCTGTAGATTATTTATGTGACCTTTGGTAAGCATCTCTTCTTGTATCTTAGGATATATCCTACGAAATACATTGGATACCTGTGTTATCTTAGATGTCTGTACATCTGTCATCTCTCGTATCATAATGTACAGAGCCTTCTTATTAAAGTTATCAATAGCATCCTTGTTCTGACAAAGGTATAGAATTGATTCTGCTACATGTCTATCTTTTGGTTTAGGAAATAATTTTTCTAATCTTTTATCAAGATACTCTACGGTTTTTTCAAATATCTCGGTTGTCTTAGATGTCTCTATTTCTTCATCAACAGCGCCATATCCATTCATAACGGAGATATCGTCATGAGACTTCATCTTCTTATAGTTGGCATTATTGTTAAGGATGAGGTAGTTCTTAGCTATGATAGAAAAATAACTAAATGCTTTAGAACCACGGGTGGAATCAAACTTATGCATGTTCATCACTAAATTAGAAACCACTTCTTCCTGTAAATCTCTAAACGGATAATCAAAGTAACTAAACTTAAATGTGTTGATTATATTCTCTGCTAACTTTAAGAAAGCAGCATGAATCTCTTCGGTGTATATCTTATGCCTAAAGGCATAATCATCGGATTCGTTATACTCTACAATTGCATTGTGTACGGGTGTACCAAAGTAAATCTTACTCTTCTTTTTTCTCTTCTTCTTTAATGGTGGCATCATCAACCTCTTGTGTAAATAAATTGTTTAAGATGGAGTTAAGTTCTTTCAATTCTTGAAAGAAAAAACCTACCTCATCATCTGCTTCAAAAGTTCCCTTATGATCTATTTCTTTAAGTTGATTGTTTATAAAATCAGTTTTATCGCTTATCTCTACTAATAGTTCTTCATATGTGTTTATACGTCTAAGACTATAAAAGGTAGTTATAGCAAAGAATATTGCCAGTATACCAAATACTATACTAAGAATTAATGTAACCATTTATTTTGTTTTAATTTTCGGATTCGTTTATCAAATCAATTGCGTCTTGAACATATGTTATATCGCCAGTTTCTATTGCTAATTTAAGTAATGTCATCAGCTCTTCTAAATCAAACTCCATGATTATGCCTCCCCAACTACAGAATGAATTATTGATAAATATTCGTCATCGGAGAAATCATCTTTTGTTTTTTCTATATAAGAGTTTAGTTGTTTGACATCTTCATCTTCAAAGCCATCATCAAAATTGATAGTTATCTTACCACCATCCATCACTTTAAATAGCTCATCTAAATCGACATTTATATCCTTAACGGCTTTGGATAGGGCTTTTAATTTGTTCATCATCTGATCCCTATCCTTATCCATCTTATCTAAGCGTTTTAAATATGATTTTAATAACCTGTGTAGCTCTTTATTTGATATATCCATATTCATAAATATTGATTTCCTAATAAACACTCATTCCTAAGTCTTCGATTGAGTCTATAGTCTCCCTACCATCGTAGTCATTATAGTCTCCATATGCTGTGATATTCTCTTCTAGCGTATCTTCATCGAACATATCGAGGTTGACGCTTGGTTTGATATCATTATCACCTTCACATTTTCTATTCATATTATTCATCATCATCTCATCATCTTCGTTTAACTTGAATTGGTTTAGGTCTATTGTTTTCATTTTATATCCTTATGTTTTATTGGTTGTAATATACGATTTTTTCTTGATAAAGTCAAGCACTTTTAAATAAAATTCTTCGTTGTTTAGAGGTCATCATCTCAATGCTAGTGAGAGAATTAACGACCTTAGACATCTCGATGAGAGATATTTGACCATCGTTGTACCTTTTACGGAGAGAGATGAGAGTTAAGTCGTATCCTCGTTTTCTATATATACGAAGCATATCCCTTAGTGTATCGGTTGGTCTACTGTTCACGAGCAAACCATTGATCTGCTGATTCATAGCCATCCCTGGCAACTAAGTCACGATGAATCTTATTCAGAAGTATCATCTGACCTTTGGTTAAGTAGTTATTTTTCTTAGTTACCCACTTAACCATGTTATGACATATATCCTGAATATGAATATTATAATCCTTACGATTAGACCTGTTGGTCGAAATTAATTTCAATATCTTATCGATATTTTTCAATGCCAATAGTTGATCAGCCGTCATTCTATCTCACCCCACATTAACAATGAATCCACTAGTGTCTCATCTATTGATGACCAATCTCCATCGTTGTCTTCCCAATAGACCTCATCGGTTTCGTTGTTACGAATCTCCGATATATCGATCTCATCCCCATCATAGAGATACTCTAAGCACAAATCTTCTTTTACAATTCCATCTGTTAAACCCAAGGTATTCAATAGATCATGAAGCGTGATATCTATAACACCACCGGCATCGGTGGTCATGGCTACTAAATCAGTTGGTCTATATACCTTCTCAAAGCATTCCGATACAAATTCATCTCTGGTCATTCTACGCCTCCCCTACGATTGGTGTCATCTTTGGAATATCCCGATCTAAATCCATCTCAGTTTCCACAGGTTGATCAACAAAAATAGTCTTATAGAAAGGTTCGAT